CTTGCTTTATCATTATCAGAAAAATTAGTCGCTTTGCCGTCTAAGGCAAACAGTTCTTTAAAATGTACTATGTAATAGTTTCCCTGCTTGTGCAGGATATGGCAAGATTGAAATAAAGTTTTTTCTTTGCGTGATGCAATTCCAATTCTAGTCAAAGTTTCTCTAACTTTGAGAAAATCATCGGGTTCATCTAACTTTACTTCAACCATCGTTTGGATGATTGTATCATTCATTTCGTTCCTTTCAAACCACCTGTATCAATTATTTGTTTAATAATATCCAGTTGCGAATCATTTAATAATGTAGCATATTCACTTGCTTTCGCATAACTGCATTTATAATATTTCATGATTGATTCAAGTACTTCATTATTTTCTCGTTTCAACCATTTCCCATACCGTTTCTTCGGTCTAATTATATTTAGAAAAAAGTCGAATTGAAGTTTTGAATCTAGGTGATTTTGGACGTTCATTTCATTTGCACATAATATTGTATCATAATTAAAACTCAATGCACGATTTATAATGAACTGTTTATACTCCCTTTCTAATTCAGGAGTTTCATCCATCAGATTCTTCTTGCCATGATTAATCTCCTTTACAAAATCAAATGGGCTCATATGAACTCACATTCCCCCATCAATTCCACAAGACAAGCAACTAAATTGATTTCAAGGTCAGCAACAAATGCTGATTTATATTGATAGTCTGCGATAATTAAAACTGCTGGTGGAATGGAGGATTTTTCTAATACATCATACAATGTATCATATATTTTTCGATAAACTGTTGCGGGATCATTATCGACATTTGATACAACCCATTGCCGCATCTTTTGAAAATTCTTTTCCCTTAAAGCAGAAATGAGTTGATTCAAATTCAACTCACCAATATTCGCAAGTATTCCAGTATCAATATCTCCAGAAGTTGAATGACGTTGTAATTCATTAATTACACGGCGGAAATCGGGAAAATGTTTGTTGATTAATCCTACAATTACTTTCTTATCATAGGACACATTTTCCGAATCAAGTATGGATACACAGCGTTCCATAAATTGTGCTGCAATTTGTGGCTTCTCATCCTTCTTCAATGAAAAATCTATAACTGCACAACGAGAATGTATCGGTTCAATGATTCGATTCTTGTAATTGCAAGTAAAAATAAATGAACAATTTTCCGAAAACCTCTCAATGAAATTTCTCATTGCTGGTTGAACAGAATCGGGATTCATATAATCCGCTTCATCTATAATCACTACCTTGCGGCCACCACCAAAAGAAATGGTAGAACAAAATTGAGTCAACTTGGTTCTCAAAGTATCAATCATCCTACCCTCATCCGAACCATTAATCATCAAACAATCAGAATTAGTTTGATCGCATAATGCTCGTGCAGCAGTTGTTTTACCAACTCCCGGCGGACCTGTAAACATTAGATTTGGTATTTTTACTTGTTCTACCAAATCTAATAATAAACTGGATACACTTAGTGGAAGAATACAGTCATTGATTATCTGGGGGCGATGTCCCTCACACCATAATAAAGAATCTGCCATTTCACTTACCCCTCATAAGTCGAATTCTGTTCAAGAGCCACCCAATAATTCAACGTATCTCCCTGCCTCTTAAAATGAGAAATCCGTTTTGCGGAAAGAGCAACATCATATGTCCCTTCCATAAGTTTATTGAGATTTTCTGTCCTGAAAATCATATTAAAAGTTTTATCCGTTGAACCAACCGTTGTTGAAAATACATCCGATGCAACATTAGCTGTATCATACACCTTGAGTCGTATATCCTTTGCATCACCTTCTACTACAATTTCAGGGAGCCCCAAAGTATTGGCTGCGTTGACTATCTTCTTGAACTGATCTTGCGATAATTCAAAATTAATATCAACACCCGGAAAGGTAATATCTTTTTCAGGTGGTGTTTGAAACATAGAACTACTACCGCAATAGTGATAGTTCGCTTCGTGTTTCCCATCTTTAATAGCAATACCCTTCTCGGTAAAATCCAATTCGGGCTTGTCAAACAATGACAATGTTCCCAACAAACGATTCAGTTCATAAATTGGAAATGTCTTTGGGAAATCTTCTTCCACTTCCACTGAAGCCAGAATCGTATTGAGTGGCGAAACTGTTTTGAGTAATTTACCTGCCCGAAATTCAATACTTTGATTGATATTTGCATAGTTTTTTAACAGGTTTAGTGTTCTATCACTAACTTTCATTTAGTTCTCCTAATTGCGTTTATAATAAGTATCATGTAAGTATAGCATTATTATAACATAATGCACGATCTTTGTCAAGTCTTTTCTGTTGAATCCTCCTTTTTTTCCATATCGTTGAGCATATTTTATTATATTACCAATACAAAAGCCTTCACCATGGCCCGCATCGTTAATAAATTCGGTTGATTGTATTTTATTTTGAGAATAATGTGAAGTATAAGTGGAATCAATGTGCTCTAACATTTCTTTCAAATAATTGCCTTCATCAAATGCATACTCAATCTGTTTTTTTATTTCGTTTGATTTTTTTTCTTCGTTTTTCAAAATTCTTCACCCTTGTTTCTTTATCTTGGCCGTGGCCTGCATATTCCAGATTGGCTAGACTTTGCATCGAACCACTGAACACATAAGAACCCATATGACTCACTTTCATCCACGGGCACAGATAAATTTTATAGCCAATCCTACGAACAAATTGGCAGAAAAAATAATCTTCGGAGAGATAACGATTACTCTCTCCGGAAATTTCACCCAAATATGCTTTTGAGTCGATTACCGTATCGAAATACGCATGAATGTCTCTATCGCCAGTAAAATGTTCTGAACGATTGTGATCTGGTGTATATTTGAATTGCGGATAGGCCTCTGCGAAATCTGAAAATACCTTCCGTTTAATCAACATAAAACCAGTACCAATTTCCAGAACTTCTACTGGTTCTGATACTTTTATCTTGTGTGTATTTTCTACGGGATTGAATACATAATCACCAGTATAATTTTCTAATATTTGAGGATCTTCGTCCGCAAGTCCCATATCAACAGCATTTCTAATTTTTTCCCATGCGATACATTTTTTGGGATATGGGCCGCCGACAATATCTTTGTCCAGCGCGGCCAACGTCAATACATCATTGGGGTCATAATGAATGTCGGCATCAATAAACATTAAATGGGTGTATTTTTCATCTCTCAAAAATTCATCAACCAAATAATTCCTTGCTCTTGGTATTAGGGATTCATTGAAGAGATAAAAAAACTTCACATCCATTTCATATTTGGTTGCAAGAGTTGCTAAATCACAACTGGCCTTTGCATACATTCCGCTGCACATCCCACCGTACATAGGAGTACATACCATTATTTTATTTTCTCGTAACTCTTCTATACCAATTTTTACTTCCATAATTTCCGCAATCAGTGCATACAAAAATAGAACGGTGACCGAAATCACCATTCTATTTTATTTGTTTTCTATTTTTAGTAGGGTCTCAAATCTTCCACATCGTCTCCCCCTTCAGGTGATTCAGAATCTCCGCTTTCTTCAGAAGACATCGAAACGGTATCATCCAACTTGGAATACAAGTCCATGAAAGTTTCCTTAGTTTGGTCGTCAAACCGTGCCACACACATTGAAATTGCTTTCATCCGATCCTTGAAAATCGCATACGCATGGATAATATGAACCAAACGGCGAGTGGCAATAAGTTCATCGACTCCGCCATCATAAAAGGTCTTACGAATCAAGTCCGCCCAGTCGACCAACTTAGTCGCGTACTCTTCATCCAGTACATTGAGAGTTTCCATCAACTTGATGATGATTTTTTTCTCAACAGCAATAGTGGGGTATTCTTGTTCGACCGTAACCGGGAACCTTTCAAGGAAGGCCTCATTGAGGATGTTAGTTCCGATGAACCTACCATCTTCTGAACCTTTGCCCTTGGTGTTAGCAGTCGCCATGACAGTAAACCCCGGCTCCGGACGAACAATCCGTCCCTCTTTTTTAATCAGAAGAGGATTGCCTTCCAGTACAGGTTGGAGGCACATAATCTTGTTGGATGCCAAGTCAACTTCATCCAGTAGAAGTGTTCCGCCACGTTCCATCGCCATTACTACTGGGCCATCCTGCCAGACAGTTCGCCCATCCACCAAGGCATAGTGACCAATCAAGTCATCTTCATCGGTTTCAATGGTGATGTTTACCCGAAAAAGTTCTTTCCGTAATTCGGCGTGAACTTGTTCGATCATCATGGTTTTTCCGTTCCCAGATAAACCAGTAATAAAGACAGGGTAAAACAGGCCGGATTTCTTGATGGTTTTTACATCATTATAATGACCAAATTTCACATAATTAGAAACTTTAGTAGGAACATAAGTTTCCGTTATGTTTTTGGGAAATTCGATGACGTTACTCGCCAATAAAACCTCTTTTTTTTCTTCTACAACAGAGGAACCAACAGACAACGATACCTTAGCAGTCTCGCTTGCTCCATTAGTAGCATCAGGAAACATCCAAGTACTCCTATCAATCTTGGAAGTAACTCCATTTTTAAATAGAAAACGAGGTTGAATTACACTCAATTCCTTAGCCTTGGATTTGAATGCTTCATAATCATTTCTGCTAAATGTTTCCGACCCTACAAAAGTACGAAAAGCATCCATACTTTCAACTTGTTTTTCACTCAAACTCATTATAAAATCTCCATCCGGAGGGTTCACACACGGAGAGAAGTCAATCTTCTCTCACTCTCATACTATTATTATACCACAACTGGGCATCAAAGTCAAATTATTTTCAGGCAACCTTGTCGATGAACGCATTGAGCAAAACACGGTTTTGTAATTTGCCCTTGGTGTTCTTTTTCAGTGCTTTTCGGATCTCTGATTTAGATGACCCAGCGGCAACCGAATCCATATGGTCAACTTCATCAATCTCAAGACCCTTGGTATTGATAATAAACAATTCATCATACGCCGTATCTTTTTCGATCAGGAACTTTTCCTTGCGAAAGGCAGATATTTCATCTTGAGTCGGCCAACGATCAATAACGTAGGACAGAACTCCTGCTGTATTTTTCCCACTACCACCGGTCAGGTAAAACCCAAGTAAATTGACCCCTACCATTTTCTTGACGGCAGTCAGCAACTGAGAAGTTAAACCATAACATCGTTTGCTGCCTTTTGTCCTTACAGGATCTATCCTAGTACGAGTTACGGGATCATCAAGGTAAAGTTTCATGTTACGGGAGGGCAAGGCGCGAGTTATTCCATCTACATCTTTGTAAGTATGTAAACGATTACTTGCTCCATCAGTCAAAAATATTGCATTAACAATCTGGGCATGAGATTTCATTTTAAACTCTTCCAGTAAAGTTTTGGCAACAACTATCGTATCATCTAACGGAGTTCCGCCCAATGAAAAATTATCGGGCATTCCATAATAAGAGTAACGGCGATAATATTGATTTCTCGAATATGCCTGTGCAACCATGAGCATATTACGATATGCCTGAGTTAATTCATTTTTTCTCATTCGAGAAGAAAACAAGTGCATAAAACGCAACTGCGAACTTACCATTAAATCATTCTTTTTATACTCTGCAATTGTTTCACCAGCCAATCCTTTATTTTCAGGCAACATAGAATCATAATGCACCCACTTGCCCTCCACATAATGATCAGTAAATGCATAAACATCAAATGGAATTTGCACTTTCGAGCAAAACATAGTCAAATTGATCAACTGTTCAATCGTTTCCTTCATGTGGGCGCTCATTGAACCAGACCAATCAATAAACATTACCATTCCATGACTCTTCCCTTCCGGAAAATGAGTAACTTGTTGGAATAGATTTTCGCTATACTTATATGCGTGGATCCGATTCATGTCCAAAGTTCCTCTTTTTGAAGTATGGGCCCGGCGATGGATATATGCGGCCTTCTTCATTTCAAACTCTTTGACCATGTAATTGATCATTTTATTATTATTAAATTTGAACTTTTTCAATAAATCTTCACTAAATTCAGCACCATTGACCTTATTTGTATAATAATTAGTCAATTCGGCATGAACCTTATCATAATCAACTACGATGGATTTGAGATTAATCTTCGGGAAAGTCAAATACATAGGAACAGCAACATCCTCGCTCATATCCGCCAATTCTTCTTCTCTCTCACGGTATTCGTCATCGGTAAGTGATCGTGGCTCATAAGATTCCTTGTCAGCAAATGGATCACTTACTCCACCTTCCATGCCAGATGAAATTTTAGAAGACTCATCCGTA